CAGAGACTGGTTTCTCATTTGCGAGTTCGATCTTTACTCTCTTCTTGTTTAAGCTAGGCTGCGGGGGCCTACTTCAATTACACTCATTTTTTACCCTCGCTCGTACACTATATCTGCAGGAGATACAGCTTCCTGTTCCACCATCCCTCGCGAGATGGCAGCGCGCTCGGAGCCCGAGGTTACTATAGACCGTAACAACAAGGCATTATTGAGAAACCGCTGCTTCGCCCCTATATTCTGAGGAATAGGCGTCCGAAGTTCTGGCAGGCCAGCAACTGGGCGTGCATAGCAAGCATCCAGGCGAACACAACCGTCTGTTCCACTAAGCTATTCATCTATCCTAGGGTATCGGATTTCATTCTCTACACTCTCCCAGTTACAGGGAGCACGCCGACTACATACTAGACCAGGCGCGGAAGGTTGTCTACACCGTTGAGCAGTGCAACCGGAGGAGGAAAGTGAGGCAAATTTGGGCGAGCAACAACTTCAACTACGTATGGCCTCGTAGTAAGGAAGGGATGCTCTTCATACCAGGTGCTAGTGCCATCATGGAAGATGGGAAAGTCCTCTACCTTGCGGTAAAGGACAGTAGGCCAAACAAAGGCCCACCGGCACCCTGCCCAATAGAATTTGCGGCGGAGAGTGATGGAAGTAGGTGATCTACGGGTCCGGTAATAGGACTCCCGATCAAGGCGTTGGCGAAGAGGACGAACCTCCCTGCCAATCCACCTTTCTGTGTTTTCCCGCTGTAGCCGAGCGCTAGCAGCGGAAATTGCACCGTAGAATCTACTTCTAGGAGGTTTGCCCGTTGTCATAGGGACTCCCCTCCGAACGCCTGTCTCCAGGATTGGGGCGCCGCCTCTAATGGCGGCGTCCCGGAACCAACGCTTCTTTATGAGTTGCTTCCGTAGCCAACGCGTCAGGCATCCAAGGTCACCTGACACACCCCGAAGGGCAATCTCATGCCGGAACATGATAATGCACTGAAGTACATTACGTTGGGAAAACCCACCAAGACCGCGGACTACTTCAGCAAGCATCCCACCGGGTTCCAGTCGGGCAGGACGAAGGAAGCCCAGGGTCGCTTTGGCCACCATACGGTGACCTCTCGCATCGTATGTCTGACTGTTTAAGTCAATCCATCGCGAGCTACGACCTGTCTTCTCCTCATTAACGATGAACCCGTATCTCGAAGTGACAGACTTCCAGACCTCATAGAAGTCCTCATCACCACAAAAGATACAATCGTCACCGTTGAACCTGCCCTTCCGGCTTCTGTCACTACCGTCACGTACATTGCAGGCAATGTCAAAACAGGCCTTATTTAGGAGGCACAACAAAGGAAAACTGACAAGGTTTCCCATCATCGACCCTCTTTTGATCTCAAAGTGTTCGTCTTTGAGACAGACACTGTTCTTGTAACGGATGTTATCGAAACTTCCCAGAAGAACACTCCTCTCCTTAACCGTCAGCTCCGGGCTCTTCGAGATCTCGTCTACTATGACAGAGACAGCAGGCAGGTAGATGTTATCAGTGGCTGCGGAGTAGTCCCCACTGATATAGAGCTCACCTGGTCTGCGATCTCCAACGACGACCTCAAAGTCCCCTTTTTGTACGTCACCCCTGACACACCACCCGAAGGAGGTGATGTGATTATAGAGTGCATTGTGAATCGGTGTCAACACGCGCTTGACCTCCG